AGCTCCTGCAGTTAACGCTACATACTCTGCTAATACAGCAAACAATTCTTATGCAACAAGAAATACTTCAGACCAATTTTCAGAGAAGTATAGATTAACTATGAGTAATCTTATAGGTTCTTATATGTCAGGTGGCAAAGTACCAACTGATAGTGAGTTTCAACAAATAGATAACTTAGTTAGAAAAGTATTAGATGCAAAAGCTAATAGTGTTGAAGAAATACTAAAAGACGATGCACCATTTTAACAATTTCTTATCTCCCTCGAGTTAGAAAACTAGGCATTGCTGTAAAGTGGTTAAGACCCATACAGTAGTGCCTTTTTAAATTAGGAATTTATGATTGAATTATTAATGATGTTAATTATCCCAACAGAAATAGATCCTGCAAAATTAACAATGAAATATGTTCTTAAAGAAAAGTTTATAGATTACAAAACTTGTGAAGAATATGTAAAAAAAAACTTATATTACAAAGATACTCAAGGCACAGGAATATTTTATAAAATAGATACCAAAGAATACCAAGTTATGTTAACATATTGTAAACCAACAGAGGATAAAAATGATAAGTGAAAAACGATTAGAAGATGCACTAACATTTCTTTCAGACACAGATGAAACTAATGCTGAGTCAAATGCTAATGTAAAATATTTAGATAGATTATTAAAAAGAAAAAAAGCATTACATATTACAGGTAACTCAGAAGATAAAAGTATATCTGCTAAAGAACAATCTTTTTATGCGTCTGATATTTACAATAATGCTGTTAAAGAATTATTTGATGCAGAAGTTAAAGCATCTACATTAGAAAACAAACGTGATAAAGAAGGTCTTATTATAGATCTATTTAGAACATTAGAAGCTAGTAGACGTAAAAATACTATATGATTTATAAGTTTAAGAGATGGGTTTTACTTCCTGCTTTTGCAGAAGTTATTATTAAAGCTGACTCAGATGAAGAAGCTGTTAAGATACATAGTTCTTTAGACTCTAAAAGTTTAACTTGGGAACAAGCAGAAACTGTAGAGCAGCGTATGACATACGAAATTGTTAATGAACAACCATCAGATTAAATTGTTTAGAGCTATTATAAATCAAGCTATACATGATGCTATGTATGATGGTGTATACAAATATCATATTATAGATAAACGTGAAGCTATACAGTGGCTTACTAGTAATTCTGTAGACTTTAAAACTATATGTTTTTATGCAGAAATAGATGCTTCTCAAGCTACTCGTAAGTTTACTGAAGCTATGAAATTAGATCTTTATGCTATGCGAAATGATCAAGAAAAAGTATTAAGTAAACCACGTAAAAAATATAAACATAAAGGAAAGTTTAGGTTAACATTCAATGACTAAAGTTTGGAACAAACAAATTAAAGGTAATCACTACCAAAAGTATAAAATTCAACCAAGCAAATTTGTAGTAGAAAACAAACTTCTATTCCCAGAAGGATGTGCAATTAAATATATTATTAGGCACCAGGACAAGGGTGGTAAAGATGATTTACTTAAAGCTATACACTTTATCGAAATGATTATAGAAAGAGACTATTGAGATAATGGATTTGATGAGCTTATTTTTAGTTCTTGCAATTGTACTTTCAACAATTCTATTTCTTTTTTATTAATTTGAATATTCATATGACCATGTTGTTCACTTAGTGTTTCAACTTTTTGTTCAAGTACAGCAATTTGTGCAGAATAATCGGTAGTAGATCTACTTTCTAATTCTGTTAATTTAGTAGTTAGTTCTCCATATTTAGTAAAACCAGCTCCAATAGAACCAATTAAACCTATAATAACCACTATGTTAGTTAAGTTTTTTTTAATACTATCCATTTTTTAACTCCTTTAGTTCTAGTAATATTCTTTGTTTGTTTATGTTTAATTTTTCTAATGTTCTTTGTTTAATCGCAATAGTATCATTGTTAGTATATTGATTAAGACTAACATTGTTATAAATCAATCTATTATCAATCATATTAATTTGATCTAAATATATATCTTTTGGTTTATAAAATTTTGTATTAGAGTAACTGTTTAAAGAAACTTGATTGTTTGTCATAACTGCTAATTTAACAATATTTTTAATTTGTAAATTTTTAGATATATTTTTAACTTTAGCATCAATCTTTTCCATTACTTTTGTAATGTGGATTGTTTCTTTTTGTTGTATTTTTTTTTGTTTAGAATTATTTTCTGTTGATACAATTTCTGTTGTAGACTCTTTGTTAGAGGATTCTTCTTCTTGTACATTAATTGTTTCTTCTTTTTCTTCTTCAAAAAATTCCATAGCCATTTCTATAGGTTCTTCTTTATTATCTTCAGGAATTATTTTAGGTTCATCAAACTGTTCTTCTTTAGAAAAATCTACAAATTCTTCTGTCATTATTGAATCTTCCATAATTAATGGTTCATTAGTTATTTCTATAAATTCAAATTTTTCTTCAATCCAAAGATCTTCTTTTGGTGTAAAATCTTCTAATACATCTCTTATTTCATCTCTAATATTATTGTCTAAAACAAAAGGATCTGATTCGTAAGTTACAGTGAGGGAAGGTTCTTTGAGGTCAACCCCATAATGATTGTTCGTAGCATTTGATGAATCTGTAAAATCATATCGAACTGATAACTCATAGTCGGTTTGTAAATTTGAAAGTACAGTATAAGTATCACTGCCAATGACGTAATCACCACAGTTAAGACTGCCACAGCTGTCAGAATTATAAGTCCTAATTTGTGTTGTTGTTTCACCATCTTCTCCTGTTATTGTAACTGTTGATTTAACAGTAGAATTGTAAGTATTCCAATGCCAATATTTAAATTCATGGTTACTTGTGTAGCCATTTTGAATTTGTAATTCTGTTAAACCTGCATCATTTTTTAAACTTACATCATTTGATTTTATATAAGTGTCGTGCTCAGAAGCAATAACATTAGAACCATGCCTACCATCGGCAGTTCCTGACCAAGATCCTGAATCAAAGTTTTGATTAAGTAAATTATCTGTTGTAACGACTTCACTTTTTGTCGAAGTTGTAAGGATTAATATAATCAGCAAATTTATTAACGCTGTATATCGCATAACATCCTCCTATTATTATTGCTAATATCCAAATCATTTTATAAAATTATTAATTTTTGTTTTTATTTATAATAGGTTTTTTTTTTGGAATAATTAATTTATCCGTTTGATTAAATTCTTTAGTTATTAATTTTTGTTCATCAGCGTCAGCTTTATCTTTTATTTTTAAATTTATAACATACTGTTCATGATCTGGTCTTAATTTATTATATTTAGACCATGCTGCTTTAGCTTCTTTACCAATTTTTCCTTCAAATGGACAAGGTGTACCTGCTTGTTCCATAGCTTCAAAAACTCTTTCGTCTTGGCAAAGTATAGCTACTGCTGCTACTTTCATTCCTAAATTATTCATTTCTCTAGATAATTTAATTCTTTCACAATTTTTATCTCTAAATGATTTACCACCTGAAACACCAAAACCAAATGTTTGTAAACCAGCACTACCACCAGCTAAACATACATCTGACCCTGTGTTAGTTACATTAGGAGCTGCAGCTGTTGGAGGTGCAGATCTTATATTAGATGTTGAGTTGCTTGTTGTTGTGCTATTAGAACTCGAACCACTACCATAAGTAGTCGAGTTGGTGTAACCACCAGTTATAGAAGTGTTTGATCCACTTGTATTATTTTGCGTAGTGTCAGCATAAGCTACACCTATAGTAAGTAATAATATAATTAATATTCTCATTTAGCAATTTTACCTTTATTAATACCTTTTTTAATAACGTATTCCCTAGTACCATAAGCATTAGTTTCTACTTCTTTTTTAAGCTGCTTAAACAGCTCCATTTCTTTTTCTTTGTATTGTATTTTTTTTGTGTGTTGTTCTAGTAATTTTGTGTCTCTCATCTTTAAATCTATTATTTTTATCCCAAAAAGGTAACATATGTCCTGAATTTTTATAACATTTCATACAAGAGTATTCGTTATTTTTTAATCCTATAAATGCTTCAGTCATAGTAATATTTTTACTGCACCATTTACATTGACTTCTTACTTCGGTCATCTTGGTTTACGCATTATGTCAGCACCTTTAAGACCATAAATAGCACTAACTATTCCTATAAATATTGCCTGATACCAGTAAGGCAATTGTTTAAAATACTCAAAAAACATATCTAATCTATTACGAATCTCAGGATCGTCAGTGAAAATAGAGTAGACCAGTACAAGAATAGGAAGGGAAACAAGAACCAATACGAACTCATCTTTCCAGCCCTTATCATTACTCTCAATAACTTTCGCTTTATATTCAATCTCACCTGTACTCATTTTCTCAGCATGTCTCATTTGAGCAT